AGGAGGCTCAGGCGAGCGCCCGTCCTCACCGATCAGCGGCTTGATCGTCGCGCCGTCCACCACATCCAGCGAATAGAGCGCGCCGGAACGCGAATAGCGCGGATAGATCGAGGCGGCGTCGATGACCAGCATGTCTTCGACGATCATGCGCACCCAGGTTGCGAAATCGTGGCGCCGGTCGGGACAAGCAAGAAACGCGCGCACCGAGTTCGCGCGCGCCGCCGCGCCGGGCCCAGCGCCCGTAAGACGCTCGCGCACCGTCCAGTTCATCGCGGCGATCTGGTCTTTGCGCGTCTCGATCACCGCACGCAGCAGCGGAAGTGAATCCGCAAGAGCGCGCAGGTCGCCGAACGACAGCAGAGCATCCGAGCGCGGCGTATAGTTGATGTTGACGCCGAACGGATAGTCCCACTGGCGTCCCTTCACCTCCGCCGGCGCCTGGGGCGCCAGCGGTTGTTGTGGCCCGAACCAGCTTTCCGGTCCGGCGCCCGAAATGACGAACCGCGTGGCGGCGGTCAGGCGTGCGAACAGGCTCGCGGGAATCGGCGTTTCGACGCCCCCTGAAGGCATGTGGACAATCCTTGTTTGAAGGGGTTCAAGGGGCGACGATGCGGACGGTGACGACCGCAAGGCCGTCGCCGTCGAGATCGCCGGTGTCGCGCACGGGCACGCCGACGATGCGGCAGTCATAGACCGCGCCGCCGAGCGTCTGGCGTCCGCGCGCTGTGTCGAGTTTCGTCGGCGCCAGCGCCGCGTCGAGCGCGTCGAGCGCCTGGTTGATGGCGACCGCGCCGGGCCGGGTGGGGTCGCGTGCGTCAAAATAGAGAAACAGTTTGGCGTCGAACGTGCGTCTGGGCGTAGCGAGCGACGTCCACTGATAGGTCTCGGGGCCGGATTCCAGCTGGAACAGCGCGGGCCGCAACGCGGCCGGCACTTCGCTCCAGAGTTTGAGCCGGCGCGAGGCGACGCCCCAGTCATAGGCGGCGGAGACGCGGTCGAACAAAGCGGCGAAAGCGAGTTCCCGGCTCATCAGGCCTCCCAGGCTTGATCGGCGACGCTGGCGATTTCAGCGACGATCTCGTCGCGCATTTCATCGAGCGAGGACGACAGATAGCCGCGCGCCGGCAGGGTGGAGCCCGGATGGTTGACGCGTCGCGCGAAATGTTGGGCGCCGCCGGCGAAATATGCGAGCACTGACGCTTTGTCAGGCAGGATCTCATGCGCCGGGGTGCGCCCGCCATATTCCTGAATGGCGGCGTATTTGACGTCGCCAACCGAACTGACGCTCGCAGTCAGCGCGCCGCCTTGCGTGGAAACGTCAGCGACGATGGACGCCTTCAGCGCCCCCGACCGGCTTTGCAACACTTGTCCCGAGAGCTTTTCGTCGCGCACTTTGGCGGCGAGTTTCTCGGCAAGCCTGCGCGCCTTGCTCTCAAGCAAAGCCTGCATGTCGGCGGGGAGTGCAGCGAGCCGCGCGTCGAGCGCCTCGACCCCGTCTACGGTGGCGAGCATCAGAAGGCCGTGCGTTTGTAGGGCGCGATAAGCGCCATGACGGGCGCAGAAATGGCGGCGGCGATGTAGTTGATCGTCTCCTGGCCGCCTAGCGACTTGGAGCTGAGACCGATGTGATCGGCGGCGCGGAAACGCTCGGCGGCGAGTTCCGTCGCGGCCTGCACGAGATCCTGCGGCACGAAGCCATAGGACACAAAGAGGGCGGCGCCCGCGTCGGCGGCGTTGAACCGGTAGACCCCGCCCGCCACAGCATATTGCCCCTGCGCCGGCGCGCCGGAGACCGGTTGAAGCGCGAGGCCCGACGACGCGTAACTCACGCCGAGGTCGCTCGCCCAGGGCCCGAAGGGCGCCTGCACGGCGACCTGGTGAGACGCGCCGGAGGGGACAGGCGCGCTCTCCTGAAAGACCCGATAACCCGCGAGATAAGACACGACAAGAGTCTGCCGTCGCCGCTGGATGCGCCGACCAAAGATGTCGAGCGCCTGCGGCCGTCCCGGTGGCGCAAAGTCGCCCGGTTGCAACAACCAGCCAAGCGACGGCAGGGCGCCGACCGGCGGCACGACGAGCCCGTCGAGCAATACGGACGTCACCTGCGCCACCGGCCAGTTGTTGAGATAGACGCGTTCGCCTTCGAGGTCGATCGTGTCCGCGTAGGTCTGCGGCAGGATCGAAGGACGGCTCAGCGCCGCGTAAATCGCCCGGCTTGCAGCGGTGACGAGCCCTGAGAGCGTCGCATCGCTTGCGCCCGGCGGGCTCGGCAGGCCGAGCCACGCCTTGACGTTGGCCGTTGTCGTCAGGTCGTAGGCGGACATATCGACCCTCGAAGCGCTTAGCCGTTGCCGATGTTGGTGAGGATGCCGACGCCGAACGGGGCGTAGACGGCCAGAACCTGCTCCGAATAGACGCCGTATTCGCGGCGGCGCGTGCGCAGCGGCCAATCAACGCGATAATAGTCGCGCCGGGTCATCACTTCCGCCGTATTGGGAACCTGGTTGGATTGGTACCAGACCGGCAGGCGCTCGCAATAGGCGAGAATCGTGCCCGGCGGCAGATCGGGATGAACCTTGATCGGGATGTCAAAACCGCCATCGACGCTATAGGGATTGTAGTACCAGCGCACGACGCCATTGGCGGTGATCCCGTAGGGCAGGCTGGTGTCGGAATCAGCGGAGACGTTGTAGCGCAGCAGCGGCCCTGAGGCGTTGCTCAGACATTTGGTGGTGATATTGCGCTGCTCCTGCGTGTTGACATAAAGCACGGTCGGCGAGATGCGATAGTTGTTCCACATCGACATCAACATGTTGTCGATCTCGACAATCGAGCCGCGTCCGGAGGAGGTGAGGAACGTGCCTGTTCCCGCCGTCCCGGTGGGGAGCGCCTGCACATAGGCGTTGTTGGCCGGGTTGAAGCCGACATTCAGCAGACCGTCGAAGGCGAGCCCGGGATTGCGCGAGGAATCGGAGGTTACGGTCGAAGCAAGCTGCTGGCCGCTCAACAGCGGCGTGGCGAAGGTCGCGCTGTTGAGATAAGTGATTGCCTGAAGCGATTCCGAGCCGGCCGCGCCGACGAACCAGGCATAGGCCACGGCGCCATTGACGAGCGCAGTCGTCGCCGACAGCGTCTGACCGAGCGTAACGGCCTGCGTCGTGTTCGCGGATTTGTTGGAAGAGCCGCCGTTCAACGTATAGGTGTTGCCATCGTTGCCGGTGATGATCTTGGTGGTGGCGACGCCCTGCGATAGCGAGGAGTTGCGATAGCCCTCAAAGGTCAGCGCGACGACGATGACGGAATAAGTGGCGGCGGGCAGCGAGGCGCCCGCGCCAGCGGCCGAAAGAGTCGGCGCGTTGGGCGCGCCCAGCGCGACGGAAACATTGCCGCCCAGCAGAGCGCTCTCCTCCTTGCGCATGGTCTTTTGCAACAGGCGCAGCGTCGCGGTCGAGTTGACGTCCTCAAAGCCCTGAGCGGCGGCCTCGGCTTCAAAAGTCACCGTGTCTTCTTCGCCGAGCGTCACATAGGGCGCCACCATCGGAGTCGCGACATAGCTCATGCTGGCCGTGCGCTGGCCTTCCGGCACCCAGCCCATCGCGTCGAAGCCGGAGCCCATCAGCGAAGATATCGTGCGCCAGCGCGCGGCGTCGCCGGGATTGGCGCGGCCGACGCGGGGAATCGCGTTCCGCAGCGGCGTGATGACGGGATAGAGGTTCTTGGCCGGCGCTTGGAGATCATAGGCGGTCAGGCCGGTCGAAATGGTGACGTTCTTGGCGAGCGACGCTTTCATCAGATCAAGCGTCTCTTGCGTCGTGGCGGCGAGGGACATGGGGGTTCCTGTTGCGTGAGAGTACGATGCGTCGGGGACGTGGGTTTGTTTGAGAAACAATCAGCGTCAAAACTTGGGTTGCGTTGGGTTGGCGAGGCTCACTTTCATCAAAGCCATCGTGCGCTCGTGCTGCGGCAATTCCGTCAGCGTCTTCACAGCGGCGTCGACGCCGCCGAGCCCTGCGCCGGACGCGCCGTCCCATTCGCGCGAGGCCGCCCGCAGCGCCGCGCGAGCGGGCGTCGGCTGCGCCTCCAAAGCGGCGATGCGCTTGGTCAAAGCAGCGACTTCCGGCGACAATGCGCCCAGCGCCGCGCGCAGCCTCGAGTTCTCCTCGACCGCCTTCTCCAATTTGTCGGCCGCGCTCGCCAGAGCGAGCGCGGCCTTCGCCAACGTTCCCCCGGAGGGGATCTGCGACGCCTCGGGAGGCGGCGGCGGCGCAGGCGCCGGCGGTTCGCGAATGTCATTCGCCGCGAAGGCGCGCTTCTCGACGACGCCGTCTTTCACGACCTCGAAGGTCGCGCCGGGCAGGCACGGCACGTCGACCAACGAGATTTCGGTGGGTTCGGCGGTGTAACGGGTGAGGCCGGTCGCCTCGTCGTTCCAGCGCTTCACATAGCGCCCGCCCTGGCTGAAGCCGGTATAGACCCCCTCCAACACCTTCGCCCATTCGTCGTCATCGACGATCTTTGCCGCCACCAGAATGCGGCGGTTGCCGTCGTCGAACGAAATATCAGTCAACTTGCCCGCGGCGATCCGCCCATGCATGGCGCGCACCGCGCCTAGCGATTTGCCCGCACTTGCGGCGCGCGCATCGTCCGACCAGGACTGAAAGTAAGGCTTGGTTGTTTCGTAGTCGCAGATTTCGCCCGAACGATCGGGGCTTTCGGCAGTGGCGACGCCATGCACCATGCGCGCGTCGACGTCTACTTTCGTCAGAGGCAGGAACAAATCGAGCGTCGGCATCGCGGCTCCAGCGAAAACGCGCAAAACCTCACGGGGGCCGAAAGGTCCCGGAGGTTTCGCGCAGTCAGGATCGAAGGGAGGAGAGGGAGAGTGGCGGCGGCTTCCGCCGCACCATCTCCAACATAAACGACTATAGGGGCAACGGCGTAAGCGGTCAAGAAAAAGATCACGTTTTGTTCTTATCGCCCGCTTGCGTCGAGCGGCGCGTCGGCGTAACGGCGCGGTCAGGAGCCCCCGGTATGTTTCTGGTTCTCGCCGCCCTCATCGCCGCCGCCGCTCAACCCAGTGCAAAGGGCTGGACGTTTTGCATCGCGGAGGCCGGCGACGACATTTTCTTCACCGAAGTCTTCGAGGCTGCGCTCGACCGCGAAAAACTGGAGGCTCTTTATTCCGCACGACTTCGCACCAATGGCGTGACGCGCGCCGACGTGCAGTGCCCCGCGCCGCTCAGCGAGAAAACGGAGGCGGTCAACGCCCAGTTCACCGCCATCACGTTTCAGCGCAGCCTGCTGCGCAGACTGCATCCAGAGCCGCCGCTTTCGCTCAAGCGCTAGTTTCGCGTTTGATGAAGTCGAGGAAATCGGCAGGCATGGCGGGGCCTGGTCCAATCAAGTCGGACAGCGCCCACACCAGCGCGTCCGCACGGTCCGGCGAAAAGCCCGCCGCCCGCGAGTCGAAATCCGAGACGAGCGCGCAAAGCTGATCCTCAAGCTTGCCAAACACGCCGCAGTGAAACACCACGCCCCGCTCATAGGCCGCCGCCACCGGCTCTGCGCGCAAAAACTTGCCGCGCGTCGCGGTCACCGATCGCACCGGCAGATTGGCGTCGTGCTGGCGCATCACCTGCGCCACCATATCGCCGCCGTTGTTGATCTCCGCCACCACGCGATTGGCGCGGAACGTTCGATACGCCTCAACCACGCGCGCCGACCATTGTCCCGGAGTTTCGCCCTGGCTTGTGAGATCGGCCAGCACATGAACTTCGCCGTCGACCCTTCGCGCCACCACGACGATCCCGCATTCGTCCGCCTTGGCGCCCGAGCGCGCGGGCGGATCGACGCCGACGACAATCTCCGCATAGTCTTCAAGCGGACGCGGCGCCGGCAAACGCTGGCGCTCCAGCAGCGCGCGCGTCCACAGCGCGCCGGGCGTCTCCTCGACGATTTCGCCATAAAGCTCCTGGCGCCCTATCACGCGGCCCTTGAAGCGCGCGGCGATCTGCTTGACGAATGTGCGGCCAAGAAATCGCTTGTTGGCGAAGGTCGTGCCGCGCGTGACGAACGCGTCGGGATCGGCGACGAACCGCTTGATGAGTTTGGTTGGGCGCGGCGTTGTGGTGACGATCGCCTGCGGCTTTGCGCCAAGACGCAGGCCAAGCAGCGCCTGATCGAAGGCGTCGGGGTCGCGCCACGCGGCGAGTTCGTCCGCCCACAGTTTCATATGTTGCTTGCCGCGCAGCCGGTCCGGCTCCTCAGCGGAGAAAATTTGGCTGATCGCCCCGTTGGGCCATTCGAGGCGGTCCGCGGCGCGTGCGTATCGTGGCCGCTCCAAAGGCGGGCAGACGGCGAGGATGCCGGACTCGCCTTCCACCATAATCTCGCGCGCATCCCTTCGCGTCGCGCCAATCAGGTTGACGAAGGCATGGTCGCGAATCCAGATTCGCACGGTTTCCGACCCGGTGCGAGTCTTGCCCGCGCCGCGCCCGGCGAGAATCAACCAATAGACCCAATCGCCTGGCGGCAGTCGTTGATCGGGTCGCGCCCACAGCGACCAATTGTAGTAGATTCGCTCCGCGTCTTCCGGCGACAAGTTGCGCAGTGCGCGCGCGCGCGCCGCAGCGTCCAGATTCAACAACTCGCCGAACAAGGCTTTCGGCGTGCGCGCCTTGCGTCTCATTCGCCGCCCTCGGGATCGCTGGAGGCTTGGGTCAGTCTGAGCGTCAGTTGCGGTCGCACGTCCTCCCGCAAGGCTGAGGTCAGCGCCGCAAATTTGTTAAAGCCGTGATAGCGATCGAGCCGGTCGAGAACCTTCAGCAGGCGATCAATAGTCGGCAGATCGCCCTTTATCGCTTTGGATTTCAGCGAAACCGCAATGATTTCAAGCCGCGCAATTTGCATTCTGGCAAAGTCCTGCGCGGGCGCGATCCAACGCTTGCGCAATTCGTTGCGCACCAGCCGTTCAACGGATCTCTTCGGGATACCTTCGGTTTTCGCGATGTCTTCAAGCGCAACGCCGCTGAGCAATTTAGCGAGTAGAGCGGGACCTTGGGAGGCGCGCGCGCGTTTGCGCACGGGCCCGTCTTGAGGCGCCATGATTGATTTCCAGGATGTGAGGGAAGAAAAGCGCGAGCGAGGCCCGCCGCCAATGTCTCACACTATGCCGCAGACGGCGGCCGGCGCCAAGAAATAGTCCCTTTGAGGAGACTTTGCCTTTCGATCACAAAAGCTTGCGCGTCAGTCGGCGGTGGAGGCGATCTGCCCTAGCGTGGTGACGACGACCCAATCGCGCCCGTGACGCTCGATCCGCAGCACGCGCCCGCCGCCGGGGACCAGATCGCCCGGCGCCACGGCGAACTCGCCCTGCGGGCTCTCGATCATCGCATAACCGTTGTGAATCTCAGACAGATAAAGATTGCGCAGCGGCGCCTTCGGTTTTTCAACCGAGCCCGTCGTCTCCATCGAGACGACGGGCGCAGATTTGGCGGGTTCAGGTTTCGCCGCCGCTTTTGCTTCCAACTTTTCGATACGCTGCGCGACGCCTGCGAGTTGCTGGCCGGAATCCTTTTCGAGCTTGTCGAGGCGGCTGGTCTGGTCCTTCTCAAGCCGATCGACGCGCGCGTTGAGTTGCGCCACTGCGCCGCCGAATTCATGCGCGTTCGCTTTGATCTCGGCGAGGGATTTCTTCAAACTCGCCAGATCGGGGCGGTTGGCGTCGAGCGATTGCAGGCTGGCGGCGATGGCCTCGAGGCGATGGGCGAGCGCATGTGTCTCGGCGCGTTCGGCGTTGGCGACCCGCGCGGCGTGAACCTGCGCCGCCGCAGCCGCCGCGCCGATCAGCAAGACAGCGACGAGGCTCGCCGCGCCGCGCCAGTTGCGGCGGGCGGGAGCGGACCTTTCGGGGGCTTGCGTGAAGTTGGCGTCGGCCCAGTGCGGGGCTTCGTCCTGCGCGCCGTGAATAGGCAGAAGCGTCAGCGTCGCCGGGCGGCGCCCGCCGGAAGGCTTGGGC